GCCCACAATTTAAATCTGGAGTTTAAAACGGACAATACTGACAGCCACCACATTGTTCTTAACTTTGAACATCAGGCCGATGGGAGCACCGCTCTTAATTTTGGGGACGATATATCTGCAGTTATCTACACTGTTTTAATTACTGAGTCCTCATTTGAACTCACTGTAGACCATACGGACACGGGTACCGATACTGCAAGCATTGAAATACTGCTAGACACGGAAATTAATGTTGAGCTAACGGCTCTAGCCTTATCCGAGGCAGATCTGGTTGGGAAAGTAGATTCAGTTTTAGAGACTGCTTTTATCGTTGAAGCAATGACTCTCTTTGCTGATCAGGAGCCGGAACAGCCCATTGATCCTGGCATTGTGCTGGACTTCACCCAGCCATGGACCGGTTCAACTGAATTAAATTTCGGCTGGGACAGTGATGTTGTCGCAATCAGTATTGATACCCGGCTGGAAACACAATTTACATTCGAACTTGCTGCCGAGTTTAAAGAAAATCTTGATCTTGATGCAGAGCTCAATACTGCTCTGGATACAGGTCTTAGTTTTGAGCTGCAGGCCAGCTATAGCGAAAATCGATGTGTTATTGATTCAGTTGCGGATACCGGGTTTAAGGCTGAAATTGAAGCAATTTTCGATATCAACTTTATCCGTGGCATTGAGGCTTATCTCATAGCTGGATATCAGGGAGCTTTGCCTTGCTTAAATGTGATTGAAATCCCTTGGGCTAAACCCATTTTAAAGGCGCATCACAGTGCCTTTTATTTTGAGTACAGTTTAGGGTTAAGCAACCAGGCATTACTTGGCTTTGAAAAGGCTGCCTTGCTGTACCGCTCGGTTCAGCTGCAGCATGAGCAGGCGACTGGTTTATCTAGTGATGCGTACTTTATCTGGCAGGAAAACAAAAGGCTGGCCAAAGCGCGAACCTTGGTATTTGAAGAGAGCAGTAAGCTTAGGATCAACCGTATTACAGATTGGGAGGAGCTGGTACGGAAGCGCAAGAATTTTACTTATTCGCATCAAGTAGCCCAGGTCTTTGAAAAGTGTTTTACATTCGAGTGGGATAAAGGTCTTGAATTTATTACCAGCAGCCACATTGCATGGGATAAAGCCAAAGCCATTCATTACCGAAAGCATCCGGTTCAACCCTGGCCACAGCCTGAACTCCCTGAATATATTGGCAGTACTGACCTGAACTTTAACTGTCTGTGTACCGGATCGAATCCACACAACCTTATTTTAAACTTTGGCGCGGATGACTGTATCCCAGGACTGCCGCCAAAAAACTGGTGGTATATCGTGAATGAATTATCCGTAAGCCGTCTGGACAATGGCCAGAATATTTTGGTCTATGATGGCAGTTACAGCACAGATCGCAGCCGCTGGTGTTGGTCATATAGCCTGAGCGTACCCGTGTCTGAAATACCGAAACTAGAGCCTATAAATGGTCAGCCTGTGATTTTAAGAGTTATGGTGAATGGTACCGAACATCACATGCTGCTTGAAAACCGTAGCTGCTCACGTCGCTTTGCCGAAACCACTTATACACTGAATGGCCGCAGCCAGTCCGCTTTACTGGACGCTCCCTATGCACCGACACGCTCATTTACCCAGGAGAATGAAAGGACCGCACGGCAGCTCTGTCAGGCTGAACTGGATCGAGTGAATAGCTCAACAACACTGCAGTGGGAGCTGATCGACGAGCTGAGCTGGATTGTTCCAGCGGGCAGCCTGAGCTATTCAAACATGACCCCCATTGCTGTAATCAAAATGATAGCCGAGTCTGCAGGAGGTTTTGTCTATAGTGAAAAGGGTAGCGATACCATCACTATAAAGCCCAAGTATAAAAAGACCTTCTGGGATTCAATCACGGTTGAAGAATATGATCGACTGATCCCTGAAAGTCTGGTCACAGAGCAGTCTACCGATTATGAGCCTTATCCTGATTATAACGGGATTACTTTGACCAATGACCGCTCTGGCTTAAGTGGCCAGATTAAACGTACTGGCACTGCAGGTGATACTTTGCTGGAAACAGCGAACAGTCCACTGTTTACCGTTGAGAGTATGGGCTCTTATGGTAAAGCAGCTCTGGCCAAGTCAGGTCTGGTCGAAACACATCAACTGGTGATGCCGATCAGCTCTGATGTGAGCGAATGTGCACCTGGTGAGCTAGTCGCATTTAATGCTGAATGGTGGGGCATCATTGATGGGGTGAACGTGTCATTCAATCATACGGTGATTAACCAGAGTATTAAAGTGGAGAGCATCAATCGTGAGTAATCCATTACAACGTTTAATCGACTTATTACCCAAGGCTCCAGAGTTCATTGGCACCATTACCTCAGCAGATCATCCCAATTATAAGGTTTTAGTGGTCGATGGTAGCGGATTGGTCCTGTGCACCAGCAGTACAAAATACGCCACAGGTACCCGGGTGTTTGTATCTAACAACGAGATCAAGCGTCTAGCGCCTGAAGGCAGGGTCATACAGATAGAAATTTAAGAAAGCTAAAACAGTTTAAGCACCCTACGGGGTGCTTTTTTTATATCTAAGAAATGAGGAGGCTATATGCCTGATAGTGAGACTTATGGAGTAAGAGTCGAGAAAAAGCTCGATCAACTCCGGCAAGAAATGGGCGAGCTGAATAACAACGTGATTCGCTTGTCAGAACGCGATGAATATTATCGGTCACAAGCAGTAGCAAACCGACGTGATATTGATTTACTTCAGGCAGATATGAACCAGGCCAAGGGTGGTCTTACCTTTGCAAAAGGACTTGGAGGTACCGCTCTTGCTGCTCTTGTTGCTTTTGGTGGATATGTCTTTCAAGGCAATAGATCGCTTGAAAAAGATAATGCGCTATTGAATCAAAAAATGGCAATCGCTGAATCTAAACAGATCCGCATGGATACAGATCTGGCTGCAATGCGAAATCAAATTGACCAACAGAAAAAACTAACCTATTAAACGAGAATCAACCATGAAATTTATACCCGAAAACGTCACAAAATATCTATCTGTTAAGCTCCCTCTTCTGGGAGCTTTTTTATCACTGTTAGTTTTAATTCTGCAGTGGGCCCTGGATTATCAGATTATCCCTGTTGAATATCAGCTACTGATTATTAACTTCGTAATTCCTGCTTTGGCGTGGATTGGTCGTAAGATTGCCCAGCCAAATCTAAACCAGAACCAACCTTTAGGTTTTGTCACTGTGACAGCCGGCCATTCCAATGTTGATCCGGGTGCAGTTAGTGGCAAATTTAAAGAAGCCGAACTGGTAACTAACTTTCGTAATGCAGTAGCTTATTACTTAAAGAGCTCCGGTATTAGTATTAAAACGGATGGTGTGGGTACCACTAATAATCCATTGGCTTCAGCCATCAAGTTAATTAAGGGTTCTTCTGTTGCAGTAGAATTTCACTTAAATGCCGCTGGATCTAGTCAGGCGAATGGGATTGAGACTATTGCGCTACCGAAAGACAAGAAGCTTGCTCAGGATTTATCAAAGGCTGTAGCTTCAGCTCTAGGTTCACGTTTACGAGGGAATGAAGGCTGGATTGATCAAAGTCAGTCAGCACGTGGGAAACTAGGCTTTATTAACAATGGTGGATTAATTGTAGAGTTAGGCTTTATTAGTAATGAGGATGAGATATCCCGTTTTAATGCTCGTTACTGGTTAGCTGCAAAAGCAGTTGCTGATGTACTCATCGAGTACGAGGCTAGTCAATGAGTGAATTCAAGAAAGTAAGTAATATTTTACTGGAATCAAATGGTATTTATTTCATTGAGTGCCCGGGATGTAAAGTATTACATCCTATCCATGTTGGCGAACAACACCGGATTCGATGGGGGTTTAATGGGAATCTAAGTGCACCAACATTCACACCTTCATTGATGGTAAATCAAGGACATCCTAGCCAATGCCACTCATTTATTACTGATGGGAAGATTCAATTTTTGCCTGATTGCCATCATAAACTAGCAGGCCAAACCGTTAATTTATTAGCGGTGGAGGAATTCTAATAATAAGCCCTCATGGGAGGGCTTTTATAGCTTTTACTAACTTATAATCTACTTTTGCTTTTACTTCTTTAAATAGGTTGCGATCTCTTTTTAATGCATTTATATATAACTGAAAAGTATCAGGTTGTTTTACGTGTTCTTGTTTTTTTATTCTTGAAAGACAGTTCGTTATTCCAAAATAGTACCAATCAATCTTAACCTCATCATCATCATTTAAAATTGATATACCCTCTAAAAAAATATTTTGATAATGTAATATATTCATTTTAAATTCATTTTTAAGTTCCTCATATTCTTTAATAAGATTTATTGCTTTTTCACCTGCTTGCTCTATGTAATAAAGCTCATGCCCCATACCAGTATGCATATATATAAATGTTCCATACTCATCTAATTTTACTAAAATTTTATTAAGTGTGAGTAAAGTGGAGTTTGCCTGTTGTTGTTGTGCGCTGGTACTTAACTGCTCACGCCAGTCTGTATAAAGAAAAATAGCAATAAAAGCAGCTATAAGGGTGGCAAATCCTCCAAAAAAATTAGCTACTGTGCCTAAGCTATCAGTTACTGCTGAAGAGTTTCCCCAATATGAAAATAGAATTCCTAAAGTACTAAATAATAGAAAGATAGAAAGAAATACAGCCACACTAATATTGAAACACGTAATATATTTTTTCATTAGTCACCCACAGTTCCCAAAACTGGTATTGATCCAGGTCCATATAAACGGGCCTGCCTTACGATCTCAACTAGCTCATCATAAGTGAGATTGAATGAATCTTCACTGTCAAAAATATATACAACATCTTTGCCTTCCAGTTCAGGTGGTTTTTCAGGAATAAAACGCTCAGGTATAAGATGCTGAGTTAAACCTTCATCAGAAAGCCTTTTAAAGCGTAAATACTGATCTATTTTATCTTTCATGATAATTCTCCAAAATTAAAGTTCTATACTCATCAGCTCATCCCATCGAAAGGGATTTTTGCTTAATTTATCTCTGCTCATCGACCAGTTACGATTTGGCAAGAAGCAACTGCCAACAGCAATTTTTTTCTTTCCATATTTTTGATGTACTCCTTCCAGCGCCTGCATCAGACTTTCCTTCCTCTCGATTTCTTCCATGTCTGTCAGAAGATCATACGTATGACAGCTCTTTGGCTCTAATGCCGTCAAAATTACTCCGCATTTTTTATATTGAATTCCAGCTTTAAATATATGGCCGAGCAAAACAGTAGAGGCTTTCACCAGATCCAGTGCAGAGTCAGTAGGCTCAGGAAACGTGTAAGAGGTAGACTTGTTATAGAAGGGCACATCAGTATCAAAAGGATTCGACTGAATGAATGCGATGATACAGCCGCATAGCAGATCCTGTTCACGTAGTCTCGAACAGGCATCCTGAGCATACATGCCTATAGCTTCTTTCAGATCATCTAGTTCAGTAATACGTGCACCGAAAGAACGGCTGGCCACAATCTGTTTTCTTGATGGGGGAGTGTGTTCGATCTCAATGCATGAATAGCCCTGCAGCTCCGCTATAGTTCTGGCCATGACCACTGAGAACAAACTTTTCATAATGTGAGGATCGGTGCAGGCCAGATCCAGTACTGAATTAATTCCCATCAACTGTAGCTTTTTAGCGTACTGCCGCCCAACACCCCAAACTTCAGAAACTTCTACTGCAGATAAATAGTGTTCTTTATTGCATGGGTCCATGCTGACCAGGTTGCACACGCCATTAAACTGGCTATTCTTTTTTGCAATATGATTGGCAATTTTAGCTTCGGTTTTTGTTCTGCCGATTCCAACACAAACGGGTAAACCTAGCCACTGCCAAATCCGGCCACGCATACTCTGCGAGTAATCCGTTAAATCGAACTTATGACCATAGCTACTGAGCTCTAAAAAGCACTCATCAATTGAATATATTTCTTGCTCTGCAGAAGTCACATAGCTACCAAGAATCGCATGAAATCTGCGGCTCATTTCTGCATACATTGCATAGTTGCTGGACAGCACTTGCACCTGGTGTTTTTGCACTATGTCCCGGATCTGAAATAAGGGTACACCCATTTTAATGCCGAGGCTTTTCGCTTCATTGCTCCGCGCTACAGCACATCCGTCATTATTTGACAGTACGATAACCGGTACATCATTGAGCTTCGGATTGAACACGCGCTCACAGCTGACGTAACAGTTATTCACGTCGACCAACGCGAAAACTTTATTTAAGGCTTTCATTTTTATTCTTCTTAGACAGAAAGTTTCTTTAAGTTCCATGTAACCACAGCAACCACTTCAAAAGACTGGCCATCTGTGAGGTAAATACAAGGATAATCTGGACTCTCAGCTTTAAGCCAGACTTTAGGCAAAGTGGAAGGGTCGTAATCTTCACCAAAGTGTTCAGCCAGTTCGCTCTTCGACATTTTGGCCGTAATCATTAATCTTTTTATTGTTAGGTCTTTATTATCAATTAGGGCAACAACAATACTGCAGTGTTTAGGCTCTTTACTGCGGTCAACAATAACGACATCACCATATTCAAGTCCGGCATTTACCATTGATGATGTACGGATCACGTTCAAGAATGTGGCATTAGGGTTAGAAATTAAGTGTTCATTAAGGTCGATACTTTTATCGACGTAATCTTGGGCTGGTGAAGGGAAGCCCGTGGGAATGGATTCTAATGCGATGGGGATATCAAGGTTGGTTCTGGCGGTAACCGGTCTGAAGCCATGCTCATCAAGTAGTTTGATATGTTCGAGTATGGCATTAATGGTTGGGCTGGGTTTCCCTTCAGGGCCCATAATCTTCTGCAGAGATGACCAGGCATCATCCGAGAAGTAGATTGGCAACTTCTTAGACATGGTGTGAACTCCTACGCTACGCGGCGTTTTTGGAATTTAATAAACTGTATATATAGGATACGCAGAGAGTTTTATAAAATTCAATAAAAATTTAAGAATTTCTGATGAGTTATAAGAAAGCTAAATTATCAAATCATTATGAATAATATTAAGAATATTTTCTTTGTAATGTTTTATTAGATTTAAACCTAGCTTCTCTAGTCTGATAGTTTCTTCAAGATATTTCGCCTGCATATTCTTATTATGTGAAATTAAAGGATGAATATTATCAGTTGCTTGTTTAAGTTCTTCTAAATATCTTTGCATATCAGTAAATAGATTAATATCATTTCTAAAATATATATTTGCTTCATTCATTAAAGCATCTAAGTTGCTAATAGTATCAATTAATTCATCGTGTGAGTTCATAAAAACAACTAACTCTTCAAGTGAAATCTCTGTTTTATCTATAATACGAATATCTGCTAATTTATCTCTATAGTTATAGATTGCCTTATCAACTCTATATATTAAAGTTTTTAAAGATTCTGAGAAATCTTTTTTATTTAAATATCTTTGATGACTTTTCCAGTCATTAAAAAGATTAGCAGCTATATATGCTGCTCCTAAGGTAGAAAAACCGCTAAAGAATCCGACTGTAATTGATAAAGTCTTTTCTACTGGATCGCTTATCCCGTATAAGAAATAAACACACCATACTATAAGAAAAGTACAAAGTGTAATTAATAAAATAATTTTAAAAGTCTTATTTATAAGAATTTTAATATTCATCTAAGTATTTCCATAATATTTTTTAACTATGAAGTTTACTAACCTCTATATAATCAAATTTTATTATTTCACTTTCAGACCACTAGGGATTATAAGCAAGTGCCCAGCCCGGGCTCTTATAGTAAGGTTTTGACCGCTTGATCATGTATTCAATGTAAAATTGGTCCATATTTTTATTTTTTACTATAAAATTTATTTTTTCTAGTTTTGAGATAAATATCAAAATATATTTTTTCGATATTTCTTATATAAGGTAAGTAGAAGGATTATTGTTCCCCAGAAGGTAATTTTATCCATCTTACCTATGTGTTTTTCATAGATTGTAGTGACTAGCGACGCAAAGATATCCTGAGAGTGATTTTCAAAATAGGTAGTATATTGAGAAATCATAAAACCTTTTAAGATTAGACAAAAAACTATGAAAAATAGAGGTACAAGATAAATACTTGGGCGAGTACTAAAGACCACCACAACTCTATAAAACTCATTACTTATAAAATTCATGCTTTAACCTGATCATTTTCTCGGACAATGAGTGCCATTCCCACCCGGCAGACAATCACAAGCACTACCATCCTTATCCCGATCTAATCGCTTATAACCAGGTTTCTTAGCATTAAAATAGTTTTGTGCCTCTTTGTGTGTTTTAAAGTCAGCGCACTTTACAGCGAAAGCAGAAGTAGTAGATAGCCCCAATAAAACTATCATTAAAAATTTCATTCTATTCATCCGTCATTTTTTTCTTAAACTTATCACAACTTTTATGTAAATTATCGGCTTTCAACTAAAGAAGAATAAAAATGAAGATTTCAAAAGGTTTCTGGGGAATATTTTTAGCTATAGTTGTTGTAGGTATAGCTTTCTATAGTTATCTGGCTATGGCCTCTAAACTTGAAATATTAAATGGATATGAAGAGGGTAGTGAGGAATATAAAGGTTATACCTTTGCAAGAGATAACCAGCTGAAGTCTAAAGAGGAATGCTCAATAGCAACTACAGAGTTTCCAGAACTCTCTAAAGTCAGTAGCTCGTTCATGAATGGATGTAAAAGTTATTTTAAAAAGCCTTCCAAGTGAGGGTACTCAAGTAATCGACATAATCAAACATAGACTTAGGGATACATTAATTATTCACAAGAGCAACAATCACAGTTTTTCCACTCTGTAATATGAATTATACTTATTGAGCAGATTGACCGGCTCAAAATGAATTTTGAGTCGGTTTTTATGTTTTTAAAGTCTGTGGATAAGTCACTGAGAGCACCAAATCTACGCCAATAAATTATAAATAGTTGATTTGTATATGGAGTTGATAAACAATGATTTTAGTGACTGGTGGTTTAGGCTTTATCGGCTCGCATGTAGTTTTAAACTTGCTAGCTCAAGGGCAAGAGGTCATTATTGTTGATAATCTGGCCAATGCTAATTTGCAAGCTCTGGAAAGACTTGAATATATTTCCGGAATGTATGTGCCATTTGTAAAAATTGATGTACGTAATACGCCTGCCCTGAATAAAGTTTTTGAACAGTATTCAGTTGATGCTGTGATTCATGCTGCTGCATTCAAGTCTCTTGAAGAATCTAGATTAAAACCACTTGAATATTACAATGATAATGTCAGTTGTATCATGAGTCTGTTACGTTCAATGCAGCGCACAGGTGTCCGCTCTCTAGTACATTTATCTTCTTTGGCGGTATATGGTAAATCCGGTTTGGATCTCACAGAAGATGAGCCATTTAACTATACCTACCCGAATCCTTATGTTAAATCTCAACAGATGGTTGAAGAGATTATTTATGATACTTATAAAACAGATAATGAATGGAAAATAGCTATTTTAAGGCTGGGTAATGTGGCGGGAGCTTTTGAACACGGAGTTTTAGGTGAATATGTGACACCTTTACCAAAAAACATTATGCCGATGGCTATGCAGGCCGCAGCAATGCAACGGGAATATATTGAATTACAGCGTCACGCAAATACAGAGGATCACACTGTAGAGCGAAGTTTTTTACATGTACTTGATGCATGTGATGCAATAATTTCAAGCTTGCTCTGGCTGCAAAATCAATATCATTGTTGTGAAGCATTTAATATTGCCGGAGAGAAAGTAGTTTCTATACAAGCCCTATTAGATCAGGTAGCGACTCATACTCAATCAGACATTCGTACCATCGATGCAACCCATAAACTCGATGAGCTTGAGCAGTTAGGTGCTAATTTGAATAAAGCTAAAATTCAGCTTCAGTGGGGGCCTAAACGCACCTTGAAACAGATGATTGAGGATGAGTGGCGTTTTTATCAGAATACACTACAAGGGCAATAATTACTTTAATAAAAATGATTATTATTTACATAAAGGTGATTATTGCTTAGCATAATAGATTACGAGCAGTTTTAAATGATTGAATATATTCTTAATTCAGTACAAAGATAGAGGACGTTTATGCAAACTCGAATCGAACACGACACTATGGGTGAGGTTGAAGTCCCAAATGAAGCTTTATGGGGAGCTCAAACACAGCGCAGTTTGCAAAACTTTAAAATTGGACAGGAACGTCTGCCGCGTCCTATGATTCGTGCAATGGGGCTGGTTAAAAAGGCGGCAGCAATGACCAATGCCGAACTTGGCCAGATCACAGATGAAATTTCTGGTTATATCGTTGGTGCTGCTGAAGAGGTGATTGAAGGTAAATGGGATGCCCAGTTTCCGCTAGTCGTATGGCAAACTGGCTCAGGCACCCAGAGCAATATGAACTGTAATGAGGTAATTGCCAATATTGCCAACCAGAAATTGGGAAATGCTTTAGGTTCACAAAAGCCGGTTCATCCAAATGATCATGTAAATCGGGCCCAATCTACTAATGATTCATTTCCGACTGCAATTCATGTAGCAGCCAGTTTGCAAATTAATGAACTTCTTATACCGGCGGTCACCAGATTAAAAGATACCTTAGAACGAAAATCTAAAGAATTTAAAGATATTGTTAAGATTGGTCGTACCCATTTGCAGGATGCAACCCCCTTAACGTTAGGTCAAGAATTTAGTGGCTATGTATCACAGTTAGATCATGGATTAAAACGTCTGAATCAGGCTCTTGAAGGATTGTACGAATTGCCACTAGGGGGTACAGCAGTAGGCACAGGTTTAAATGCTCATCCCCAATATGCTGAAAAAGCTGCAACGCGACTGTCACAGTTCACTGGCTTGCCTTTTGTAACAGCCCCTAACAAATTTGAGGCTCTGGCAGGCCGTGATGCAGCTGTATTTGCATCAGGTGCTTTAAAGACGCTTGCTACAAGCCTAAACAAGATTGCTAATGATATTCGCTGGTTGGCAAGTGGGCCACGTTGTGGCTTGGGAGAGTTATATATTCCTGAAAATGAACCGGGCTCAAGTATTATGCCTGGAAAAGTGAACCCGACCCAAAGTGAAGCCATGACTATGGTGGTTGCTCAGGTATTGGGCAATGACACCACAATTAATATTGCTGGAGCTTCAGGGAACTTTGAGTTAAATGTTTTTATGCCAGTGATTGCATTCAATTTATTACAATCAATCCAGCTTCTAGGTGATGCATGTAATAGTTTTAATGATAACTGTGCAGTAGGTATAGAGCCGAATCGTGAAAAAATAGATTATTTCTTGCATAACTCGCTTATGCTTGTGACGGCTTTAAATCCAGTGATTGGATATGAAAATGCAGCCAAGGTAGCTAAAACAGCTTATAAACAAGGAAAGACACTAAAGCAGGTTGCTGTAGAACTTAATCTGGTCACTGAACAGCAATTTGATGAAGTAGTCAGACCGGAAAAAATGGTTTCACCAAATACTAAGTAATCTAGACAGGATTATTTTCTAGCCAATTAAACATCGGCAGTTTTTATCAGGCGGATAAATTCGTCCAATAGGTATTAACTGCTGATGATTTGGTTAGATATATATTAATTTCCAGGAAAGATATAACAGCTATTTTTCATAATATTTTTATATGATTAGTTTTATTTAAAAATATGCCCAAATCGCTACTTGGGAAACCATGTAAAATAAAGGATTATGATCTAGCTTTACTGGCTACTTTCCTGTTATTTTATCCAATAAATAAGCCACAAGAAGTGGCTTATTTTTTATTCATATCAAAGGGAAGATCAATCCCAATATCTGCCTCATTTCAGATAAGTTTATGCCTTGAAGTATATATTTCTGTTATTCTTTTAGTTGTATGGTCTGCGAGGGTTTAGGCTGATTTTCCAGCTTTCTTATACAAGGGAATGGAAGTATAGGTATTTCATGAAAGCTTGGTAAGTGCCGACTTCTTAATCCAAGATTGACATTGACTTGCTTAATCGCTGTTAAAAATGTTCTTGATAGATATTGTGTCGTGTGAAGCAGCATTCTTGCCAGATTTAAGGCTTAAAATCCCCAACTTATGTTCGAAGTTTGATAACTCTGGTCAATGTTAGCAGCAATTTCTATACTCAGGTCATTGCACCAATGTCTGTCCAGATGGTGTAAGCCGTACCAAGGGAAAGTGTGCGCATTGAATAGGCAAGCACACCAAAACTAAGAACCATAAAGAAAAGGGTAATAATACTAGGGGTGAGTTTAGTAAAGTCTGCTGATAGCTTCATTGAATACGCCCAGACAATCTCAGAAATACCTGCGACAAGTAGAATAACTCATGCCATAATCGCTAACTTTAAATAGCGATCAGCTCGTCCCGACAAGTGTAAACTGGTGCAGCTTAGTTTAAAATGCACCAGTAGAAGTCGTCTACTTTGAATATAATAAGTGGACCTTAAAGTAAAACTAATAAGAGAATAGTAAAAGGTGTATTGCTTACTCAATATATGCTTGAATAAAAATAATAAAAACACAGGACTAGTATGGATATAATAACAAGATAATTGAGTTTAGTTAGCCCTAATTTTACTGTTATCTATCCTCTTAACGAAAAGAAAGGTGAGGGTTATTTTTTTATCTAAATTTACCTTTAATTAAAACCGGATAGACACTGTGTCAAATGGCTATGTACAATCTGGGTTGTTGAGATTATTCATGCCACCATTGGATACTTATAATGCTAAGAATAGAACGTATTGATCCCCAATCGAAAGCGTGGCAGGATTTTATTGTATTGGGCTGTGAATATTTTCAGCGTCACTGGCCGAATGTTTACACTAATAATAGTGAAACCAAAATTCAAGAACTGATCTCATCCGATTTGAAGCAACGATTTAAGCAGGGAGATCGAGGATTTTTTATTATGTATCTCAACGATGAATCTGTTGCCATCGCTAATGCCTGGCTTAGCAAAGATGACGATATTATCCTGAATGTTGCAGAGTTTTATGTCCGTGATGAATACCATCGGCATGGTCTTGGAAAAGCGCTATGGCAGAATGTAATAAGTTGGGGGCAAAGTCTTGGCGCGGTTCTTGTCGAACTTGAAACCGATGAGCTTAAACCCGCAAATTTTTTCTGGAAATCACTAGGACTTACTGTGACTCATACCGCTCCAAGGCTTCGCTATAGCTTGACCCTCGTTAATAAGTAATAGATTAGTTATTAACTGTTTATTAGCTCTTAGTTACCTGTATTTGTAAAGCTCAGATAGCGGCCTCATAAATTACAGTTTATTCTATGATCCTTAAAATATTGCTTATAAGTGTAAATAAAATAGATTTGGTTCAACGCTAGCTAGAAGATCAGCTAATTAAAGAATAAGCGAGTCTGGTGTTACTCGTTACAGATTACCTTATCTTTCTGAACATAATATTTTAATGCAATCTTCATATCCTGAAGGAGTTTAGGCTCAGTATACTCATTTGGTGAGAGCTTTAGTACAGCCGGTATATACTCATTTTTATAAACAACAGGGTAGTCTTTACAGATGATCTGGGTGCGCCGTTCCTGTGATGTATTAGGATGATCAAGCTGGTCCAGAAAGTCTGTGATTTTTTTATCTGCCTGATCAAATTCTGCTGTTACTGCAGGTTCATTCGAAGGCTCAGCAGCCATAGGCTGTTCTGGTTGTTTTTGACATGCAGTAATGGTTAAAGTGAAAAGAAGGATAAGTACTACTTCTGTTTTCATCGAAGTTTGCCTTTAATTAAAGCTTGCTAATTATAAATTTTAGTTTGTAAAAAAGAAACTTTAAAAAGATTAATTCTTTGATTTAAAATAAAAATATAGAATTCAATATAATAAGCTTTTACTGAGATGATTTTGGATCTCATATCCTGCATAATAAAATCAGAAATCATATGGAGCAAGAGGTGCGGGTTTTTTGAGTATGTTGCTAAGTATCTTTTTATCTAATTTTTCAGGATTCTATTTAAAAGAAAAACCTACCGTTGAAGGTGGAAAGTATTAAGAATATTCAACTTGCTAGAAATTTAGATAGAAGCTGAACCTTAGCATAACTAGAAAAAATTCTCTGCTCTAATTTGTACTTATTATTCTCTAAATCATCAATAATCTTATTGAATGAAATATTACTATTAAGGTTTTTAGTCTCAATTATTTTCTGGAGTTGAGCATTTTTCTTATTTTTATCCGCTTTAATATAATCAATAAATGTCGCATAGTGGGCAAAGTTGAAATCATATTTTTTACTGAATGTCCTATAAGTTTAGGACTGACTTCAATAGATGAAAACTTTCTTTCAAGAACTACTCTTATAGAAGTTAAAATATCCTCTATAGCTTCAAGGCTTCTAGACCTATATTGGTAATTAATTAGTTTACTAAGAAGTTCAGTATATTTAATAATTGTGAAGTCGAGTTGTTTAAGAGAGAATCCTGCTATTAGATAACCATTTTCAATAAATGTAAATTTGTGTGATTTACAGAAATATTTAATCTTGTCTATAGCATCAAAATTATCAATATATAAAGATTCTTCAAAGAGGGAAAAATTAGAGAAAAAGTAAAGCCGCAACTCCCCCGCAAGCGGTTCTATTAGACCATTTGACCTGGTTTACAAATTGATATTTTTAGCAAAAAGTTGAAGCCAATTTTGTCATTTGTCAAATTCTCTACTAATTCATAAATATCAATACTAAACTCTCATAAAAACTGACTTGTCTTCCTTTTTTAGGAAAATCTAAGTAGCATTACTAGAGTACTGTGTCTAACACACTCTCTTATTTAGTTGTTTTCTATCCTAATATATACATCATTCTCTATCATCCATCAGCTTTCTAAAGTCTGAGTCCGGAAACTCAATCACATGTAGGCACTTACCATATAGACGTAAATAATATTCGCGTACAGTAGGCTTATGGTACTTTTCCTGGTCTTCTGAGGCTTCGACCTCGGCTATGTACTTCATAAGCTCAAAAGCCACTTGTTCTTTTGCCGTATGGCAAATTTCAGATTTGGTGGTCATTCTTTTTATTCTCCATAAATATTGAAATAGTATGGCTTCACAATTAACAGGTTTTATTGACTATTTATATGTCGATTATAATTTTATTATGCCGAATATTTGAACATTTAACACCCGAAATTTAACTACCATCTTTATAGATGAGATTTGCCAAACCCCGACAATCACCTTGAATTGTTGTTCTTCTATTTCCTCAGCAGTTAATAAAACTTCTAGTACTTCGTAATAGTATCCGAAACAATCCTGACTGCACTCATCGGCAGAGGTTGTAAAGCCCAACATGACTAAATTTGCGCACATTGATCATAAAAAGAGAATGATGTGAGATGTCTAGCTAATTAATAAACACTAGAGCGTAATACATGCAAGAGTAACCCCCCAACTGAGGGGCTTTTTATAAGTTCAATCATTGGCCAAATAACATTGAATTAGTTGGCATAATTGCTAAAATGCAAACTGCTTTTTAATACTGTTTTGCAATTATTTTGCTAAAGTTTTGCTGGGTAAACTTTAAACCATTATAAAACAGTAACTTATTTATGGAAATTTTTAATGCTCGATATTTATTTAACAGATGTTCAGAAACAAGTGCAATTTAAGGATTATCCGGGTGAACATCCAGTTAAATTTATTCTGAATTTTAAAAAGATCTTTCCTAGCGTGATGGAGCTGATTTTACCCGTTTTACCGGATGATGAAAATCTGGAAAAAATGACTTGGGAATCAACAACCCAGGATTTTGAACTATTCAAGAAACTTTTGAATGGCTGGGGAATCATTGAGCTACGTTTAGGTGCTATTGCCAAGTTTAAAGATAAAAAATTTGCAGATCAGTTAGTTAAAAAGGCCCAAGCAAAACGTAAAGCTTTATCATTAGAGCATCCTGAGTTATCAGATATAGATTTAGATTATCTATTTATGCATGAAATCCATGCTTTGATTGATGCCGAACTGGTAGAAGTGGGTGAAAAATTTTATTTACCTGTTTTACGTGATAGCTGGAAATCACTTGTTTCACACCGGGTTTTAATGGCAAAGCTATAATTTAAAAATGATTGAAAAAGGATAGCAACAGCTATCCTTCTTATTTAAAGATAATTTATTCTTAAAATCAGAATAGAAAAATATTCTATAAGTTTACTGTTTTAAATGGTGCGCGTACCTTGCGACCATGCAGCAGATAATATAGGACAATGCAAATAAGAGCCAGAAGACTGCTTATAAAATATAACTGCGAGTAGTTTATATATTCCAGTAATTTTCCGAGTATATAAGGCCCAAATCCCAACCCCGCATCCAGAAAAATAAAGAAGGTTGAGGTAGCGAGTCCCATGCGTTCTAAACTGGTACTTTTAACGGCAATGGTCTGACACACTGACTGAATATTTCCAAAACCTAATCCTAATAAACCCGCACAAATTAGTAGCATACTTGCAGTTTGAACTTGGCTCAGCAAGAACAAGCCGAATGCTAAAATTAAAATAGCCGGATACATGATGATATTTTCACCTCTTCGGTCCATTAAAGGGCCAGTAAAAGGACGAGAAAATAGTATCGCTAATGCATACATCAGGAAAAAAATAGAAGCCGCCTTAGCCAGATCTAAAGTTTTTGCATAGAAATTAATAAAGGAAAGAACACCTGAATAGCAGACTGATGTTAATAGTACAATAATGGCAATTGGCACAGCACGCGGCTCAATAAACTGTGTAATCCAGCTAGATTTTGGAGGTGCAGCTGTTGCTGTTTCCTGTCTGCTTACTAAGTTGGGCATTTTAATACCTAGAGCAGTAAACAGGCAGCAGAATGCAATTATGCTTGAGAATATAAAAATTACATTATAATCAAAATTTAAACTAAGCCAGATTCCTAAAAATGGCCCGATAGCAGTGCCCAAGGTACTGCTCATACTATAATAACCAATACCTTCACCACGGCGAGAAACTGGTAAAATCTGTGCAATCAGGGTTCCTAGAACAGTAGAAGCCACGCCCATTGTGAAACCATGAATAGCACGTACAAACAGTAAAAAGCCAATACCATATTCTATAAAATAAAGGCCAGAAAACAGGAAAAATCCAATAAGGCCAGTAAGCAAAGTAAGCCTGTGTCCAAAGCGAGATAAAAATTTTCCAATCAGCAGGCGCCCAAATAAGGTTCCTACAATATAAAGACCAGAAATCAGGCCTGCCTGTGCGGTGGAAGCACCTAGTTCAGCGACTGCATAACCTACAATAACCACTATCAGAAGATAGAAAACCAGAATAAGCTGAAAGTTAATAGCACTGGCCAGAATAAAATTTCGGGTCCATAAGGGAGCACTGTCTTTCATATTGCACCTCTTTTGGAGTCTTGAAGTTGCTTCAACACTAATTCCAGCGTGGCTTTTACAAGTGCCAGTTGTTCTGGTTCAATGTGCCGAATTAATGAATATTCAAATTGATCAATACAACTGCTGCATTGTTCAAACAGGGACAAGCCTTTTGAAGATAAAGTTAGCATTTTTTGCCGTTTATCTTCTGTATCAATTTGCTCCAGAAGCTCAAGCTCTATCAATATATGTGTTCGCTTTGCAACAGCAGGTTTGGAGATATTTAAATATTCAGCAATATCAATTGAGGTACATGAATGTTTAAAGTGAATGGTATGTAGTACCTGCCATAATGAATAATTCAAGCTGTAAGGTTCAAGAATGGTATTAATCTGATCACTCATCAATCTAGCCGAAACCAGAAGTGCAGAACGAAAAGTAGGAAGATTAGACATATAGTTAACTAGGGTAACTAAAATCTGATAATATAGTTCCGAGTTTAGTAAGAATCAAGGTCCTACTACATATCTGTTATAAGTTGTGTTTGGAAAGGTATTAAAAACAGACCACATTAAGTTTTTAACTCAGGCCACTTTCAAAATATGTTTTTATAAACTATAGTAAGGAAAGAGTGAAAGCATACACAAAAAGTTGGAATTATTTTTCAATGTTTTTCATGCTTTAGCTTATCAATCGGAAACCCGTTCAGGTCGAGATTAAGCTTTGCTATTACGTGCTGGATTGTTGCTGGCCTTGGCAACAGTATGTTTACAGATTGCAGTATTCTTGCAGCCGTTATTACCGCAGCGATATCAGGTTGCGCCAGTCTGTGAGAAAATTACTCATGTATTACTTGCGCCTCCGCACCAGCATGAGCTGTATTTTTCTTTGGATGACACATCACAGTACCGGTTTCTCTCTGATTCCTCAGTTCATGATCATGACAGCAGTCACCATGATCCTAATCATCAATGCCAGTACTGTACAGTCTATGGGAATCTAGTTCTTCCCCCTTATTTAGATTTTAAAGAAATCCTGATTCGTATACAGATTCGTCTCATTACACTTGAACAAATATTTCGGCATATCTATTTTAGTCTGCAAAGACTGTTCCTACTTCCGCAGGGACGAGCGCCCCCTTTATATATTCCTGTCTAA